TCTGCACCGCGATGTGAAAGAATTTGCATTTGGCAGCAGATATCAAGGTCAGCATCAGATATGGTTCATGGAGTTTGACACAGATCAGCCAGACTACATCACCGTGGCGCAACTGCAGGAAGATTTCCACATGGTGCCCATGATCTCCAATCTCAAAGAGAGCATCAACATCAACAACAACATTTTTATCACCAAGGATCCTCAGAACACAAACATAGTGTTTTATAAAAACAGCACAGTTTAAAAAACAGAATAGCAGATAAATATTCACATGAGCGAACTTGAAAGAGAAAATCTAGAAGCACACGTGGATCTTTGCGCAGAGCGTTACAAAGCTCTGGAAGCACGTCTCACTGCCATAGAAGAAAAAGTGGCTGTGTTGCATGCAGAAATGCTCAAGGGCAATTCGGGCATGACCAAAACCATCATAGTGGCCACTGGCGCCATAGTCACAGGATTGCTCAGCACCATCATCACACTGCTGATGAAATTCCCAGGTTAATCCTACTTCACCACTAAATACAACACAACCACATGGATTTACAATGAAGATAGCTGAAATCATCACAGAAGCAGTCACTCCCATATGGGGCCGCAAAGGAGGCCGTGTGGCCAGACGCTTTCGCTGCACAGCAGGCATTCGCAAAGGCAGAATTGTGGGTAATCCAGCCACCTGCACCAAACCTAAAAATATTCAAAAATCTTTGTCTTTCAAAAGAACACTGACCAAGAGAGGATCACAAATTCGTATCAAGTCAGCCAGAACCAAAAGATCCACAATCAGTAGAAAAATAAAAAAACTTAATATAAAACACAGAACTAAATCAGCCAAACGAAAGCCCATAAGAAAATGAAGATCCGAGAAATAGCACCAGACAATTATCTAGACCAAATCAGCAAAAAATTAGGTACCACTATGAAAACTGGCGCTCCTTTGCCACCAAATGTGTTGCCCAAAGGACCCATCAAAAGCAATGCCACAATGAAAAACACAGTGTCCAAAGCCAACACCACAGTGAACAAGAATTTATTGAAACCTGGTGCCAGCATACCCATACCCACCAAACCTGGCAAGGAACAGGATATGGAAATTGTGTCAGTGGGACCTAAGGATGTCAAAATGAAAAGCAAAGATCCCAAAGCACCCGGTGAGTTCACAGTGACCAAGAAAGAATTGGATCCTGTGATCAGTAACGTGCTGCAAAGATCCAGAGGACAAGCACAAAGATGAAGATCAACGAATTGATATCAGATTTTGAAATATACGTCAGCAACGAAGAGTCTGCACTGCTGAGCCGCATGCAGCACACTCAACCCATGGAGAGCTTCACAGAGCGAGAACAGTTCATCATAGAGAACATGATCCGCAAGAGTATCGTGACCAAGATAGTCAAAAACAATCAAATCCTGGTGGTGAGCAATGAAAGACCGCAAGACAGTTGCTAAAGAAATACTGCAACTGATAGACCAAGAAACCAACAAATTGTGTGTGCCCATACAGCAAGGCAACAGTGTCACCATCAAACACATGGTGGTGCGTGAAAGTGCTCAAGGATTTTTAGTGATCAATGCATTGACAGATCAGCAAGTGGCCTGCACTTTCAGCAAAACTGCCGCAGTGGCCATTGCCAAAAACCATGCCCGAGGCACTGAGGATCACACAGCACAGATACTCAAAATTGACAGAGAAATACAGCAAAAATACAATGATTGTGTGCATTATAAACAAACCATATATTTGATTGACACTCGCCTGCACAAATACAATGCTGATCAAGATCGTAAAATGGCAGCAGAAATACGCTATGATGTGGCTTGGGATGATGTGATCACGCTGAGAAGTGAACTGGATCCTTATATCTTTGACTAAATAAATTCATATAGGAAACAAAGAATGAAATTTACACAGTTAAAAAGCACTCCCACAGCAGAAAACCTCAATGATAGGGTGGCTCAGATGTTTGGATCCAAAATTAAATTGGAATCATTCACCGTGGAACAATTGACTGCGGCCCGTGACAAACTGGCCAATCAATTGCAGGTGATTGAAAATCAAGCCAACTTTGATGCCATACATTCAAGTGAAGCCTATCAAAAAAATAGATTGTTTTTGAAAGTGATTGAACAAAGAATCGCGGAATTATCACCAACAGACGAGAAGGCCAAAAATCCCTACGCAATCGGCATGGCACAGGCCATGAAGAGCACCGGTGATCAGCCACCACTGAAAAAATCCACAATCAAAAAAGCACATGACATTGCCAAGTCAGTGGAAAAAAATGAAAGCGAAACCACAGTGGATGAACACATGACCCGTCAACATTTTCAATTGTTTGCTGACACACTCAAACAGATCGATGATGCTACCAAGCGTGGTGAAACTGCACAGGTCATAGCGGATGTGATGGCGAAGAGCAATCCAAGATTTGATCGTGACAAATTCATGCAAGCCGCAGGAGTAAACAGTGTGAGCAAAGGTGATGAATCAGCGGTGTCAGAAGCCAAACCAGATTTTTTAGACATGGACAAAGATGGTGACAAAAAAGAACCCATGAAAAAAGCCATTCAAGACAAAGAAAAAGACAAAAAGAAAAAAGACATCAAAGAAGGCGCAGAAGACACTGCCAAGATAGTGATGGCCGCCAACAGCATGGTGGACAAAATCACTGGTTGGTTGGAAGACACAGCCAAAATGCAGACTGAAGTCAATCTTGACCTAGGCGATGAAATCAGAAACGAAATGGGTTCTGAAAAAGCAGAAGAATTCATTGCAACCATGAAACCCGCAATAGAAACATTATACAGCCAATTGGAAACTGTAAGAAAATCATTCACAGGCGGCGTAGCTGTCCTGACAGGCGAAAAAGCGCCGGCAACCTTGGGCGCGGATGCTCCAACAGATGACATTGAAGATCTTGAAACAGAAGTAGAACCCGAAGTTACACCAGACACAGCAGATGACTTCACTGCCAGCGAACCAGCTTCAGGTGGTGAAGAACCTGCAGACAGAAAGAAAAGAGAATCCATCATTAGAAGAAGTCCAAAATTAGCAGAAATGTTGTCCAAACCGTTTTTTGGAAAAAAAAAGGTTTAATCATCGAGACTGATCACAGTCGCATCACTCAAGTGTTAAAAAATTTAATTGCCACTGCCAACAATCAGCAGCAACCTGCCTACATCAACTATGTGGCATTGAATCGCATCATGCAGAATGTGCAAGGCAGTCAATACAGTTTTGATGCTGTGAAACAGGCCTATGACACTGATGCAGAATTCAAAAGCATAATCAAAAACTTTGACCGTGAAGGCATCACACTCAAAACAGATGTGACCAAACCAGGCACTGCACCCCAAGCGCCCAAAAAGAATACCGTGGATCGCATGGCACAGCAGGCATTGAAAAAACGATCCAAATAAAAAGATTGACAAACACCCGCATAAATCATATACTAATACAATGACCCAAAGAACTAAATTGGACATTATGTCTGACATTCACACAGTGATCGAAAAATATGTGTTGCCAGGAGTTGGCAGTCATGGTGGCGCTGTGAGAGTGATGGATTTTGATGAAGACACCGGCACACTCACACTGCAGATGGGTGGAGCATGTTCAGGCTGTGCTGGCAGCAAGATGACTCTGCAGCATGGAGTAGAAAAAATTTTGTTTCATTATGTGCCTGAGGTCAAAAAAATTCAAGCAGAAGATGATGAACACAGCACAGTGGATCCTTACTTCAGTCATCCCATAGATTATCCCACAGCCAATGAGATGTTGGATGAACTCAACCATCTCAGCAATTTTGTGAGCACAGATCAACACAAAAAAGAATAAAACATTCGATGACACTACTTAAACCACGATATCAGTACGAAAATTTAAAAAGAGTGTTGGTGGATGGCAAAAGATTATACAGTTGTCCCAATGGTGAATCACTGCCATCAGTTACCACCATATTGGACAATACCAAAGACAAATCACATCTAATGGAATGGCGTCGCAAAGTAGGTGAAGAACAAGCCAACATTATCACCCGTGAAGCCAGTGGCATTGGCACTCGCATGCACAAATATTTGGAAGAATATATTGAACAGGGTAGTTGGGGCGCACCTGGATCTAATCCATTTGCACAGCAGGCACATCAGATGGCTCAGACCGTGGGCAAACATGCACTGACTCATGTGGATGAAGTATGGGGTTCTGAAGTGAGTCTTTATTATCCTCAGATCTATGCGGGCACCACAGATTGTGTGGGCATGTACAAAGGCGCACCCTGCATCATAGATTTCAAACAGAGCAACAAACCCAAGAAAAAAGAGTGGATCACTGATTATTTTTTACAGCTCACTGCCTATGCAGAAGCCCACAACAAAGTGTATGGCACTGAGATCCGAGAGGCTCATGTGTTCATGTGCAGTAGAGATTTAACATACCAACAGTTTGACATCACTGCTGTGGAATATTCCAAATATGCAGATCAGTGGTGGGATCGCGTGGAACAATACTTCAAAAAACAAGCAAACCACACCGCATAATACACTTCTCAGTCGATAAATACACTTGCAACAATCAGCAAGTTTTAGGAGACATACGTGGCAATTGTATCAATCAGTAGGATTCAAGTACGCAGAGGGCAAGCGGGTGGAGGCTCAGGCATACCTCAATTGGCAGGTGGAGAGTTTGGATGGGCAGTGGATACCCAAGCATTGTACATTGGCAACGGGTCAGTGTCTGAAGGCGCTCCCACAGTGGGCAACACAAAAATTTTAACCGAACACGACAATCTATTTGAACTCAGCAGCACCTACATCTACGGTGATGAAAACTTGGTGCAGACAGGAGCCACATCAGGTGCTCCAGTGCAAAGAACACTCAAAGACAGACTGGATGACTCAGTCAGTGTGAGAGCATTTGGAGTGATTGGAGATGGATTGACCAATGAAACAGTAAAACTGCAAAGAGCCATTGACCAGTTGTTTGTGAATCCAGCCACAGTGGGCAATGCCAGCAGCAGAGTGCAATTGCACATGCCAGCAGGCACTTATGTGATCAGCAACAGTTTAAAACTGCCACCATTCACCACATTGATTGGTGCAGGCAGTGACAAAACTATCATCAATCAAACAGGCAACTTTCCTGTGTTTGAAACTGTGAACGGATTGAGAACTCCAGGAGTGGCCGGCAACAGAGCAGCCACCACCACATTGAATCAAGCACGGCACATTAGATTGCAAGGCATGACGCTCAACACTACCGGGGACAACACTGCCATACTGGTGGACAATTGTGTGAACAGTGATTTTGAAGATATAAAAATGGATAGTGATTGGACCAATAGTGCTTCTTACACAGATAATTTTGCTATCAAAATAGAAGCCATCAGCAGCACAGTAACTTCAGCCAACAATAATTTTAAAAGCATTAAAATTAATCAGTTTCAACAATCTGTGCATTCAGATTATGATGTGTTGGAAAATCATTTTGAAAATTGTGTGTTTGAAAATTGTCAATACGGCATAGTGTTTGGAGAATTAACCACCATAGGATCTCCAGGACAAGCCACAGGACCCCTCAATAATACTGTGAGCAAATCACAATTCAAAGACATCAATCGTCAAGGTATTTGGGTGCGAAAAGGCCGAGGCAACAAGAGCATCAGTAATTCTTTTGAAAGTGTGGGCAACGATGGTGGCACAGAATCTAATGCTGTGTACAGTGTGATCAAATTTGAAACCATAGAAAATGCTTCACACAATGATTTCTTTGACAGATCAAAAAAATTATCCGCAGAAGCTGGCTTTGTGGCCGCACCTTACTTGCCAGAAATTGAAGGACGAGTGGACAACACCAACACATATTCATTGCTGGTGAATGTGGGCTACACAGTGGCATTTACCACTTCATTTAGATTGCCTGCAGACACCACCAAAAATTATATTGTGAATTATCTTTACAAGAGCACTTATGTGAATGCTGTGCGTCACGGCACTTTGGAAATCACAGTGAACCGCAACAACAACACCACCAGTCTCACAGATACCTATGACTATGTGGGAGATCCTGCCTACAACACGTCTTTGGATTTCAATGTGACACTGAATGATTTGAATGCAGATACCAATGTGGACACTATGTTGGTTCAAACCAAAGACAGCATATTGAATGATCAAGCCACCATACTTTTCCAAGTCAAGACACAATCATAAACCTCTGATTTTTCACGGAGATTACACAGAACGTCTCACTGCCTGGCGTGAATTTCGAAACGGTTTAGAAACACACAACACAGCACTGCAATTAACTCTGCAGTTGTATCAGCAGTGTCCTCTTACTCACACCAAAACAAACTTTTTTGATAGATCCACTTGGCCACAAGCATGGAATCTCATTGAAAAAAATGATTACAACACAGTGGATAGACTGTTGGGCATGTGGTACACACTGAGATTGACTGATAAATTTGTGCGAGATGAAATTGATTTGATCCAGTGTGTGGATAAAAATTCAAATCAATTGGAAAAAACCAATCCCTGTCATGCATTGGCAGTGAATCACCAATACTTGTTGCTGGAAAATTCTGCCATTTTACAAAAGAAAGAGTTTGACAATCAATACATTTCGCAATATACTTACTTTAATTTGTAAATTTGATAAATATCATTTTACACAGAATAATTAATACGAATAAATCAAAATGAATTCTTCTAAAATTAAAGTTAAAAAGAGAACAGGCGAATTAGAACCACTGGATATCAACAAAATGCACTTTGTGGTGGAGGAGGCCTGCGAAGGTCTATCAGGAGTATCAGCATCACAAATAGAAATGAATGCCAACATACAATTCTATGACGGCATCAGTACCAGAGATATTCAAAATGTTTTGATCAAATCAGCCAACGACTTGATCACATTGGAAAATCCCAACTATCAATATGCAGCAGCAAGATTGTTGCTGTATGATCTACGCAAACAAGCACATGGTGATTATGAATATCTACATCTGTTAAAATTAATCATAAGAAATGTTAGATCAGGTGTGTATGACAAAACCATACTGGACAAATACAACAAGACTGAAATTAAAAAACTCAACACATGGATTAGAAGAGATAGAGATTTGGATTTTACCTACGCAGGTCTGAGACAGATTGTGGACAAGTATCTAGTGCAGGATCGTTCATCAGGAGCATTGTATGAAACTCCACAAGACATGTACATGATGATTGCTGCCACATTGTTTATGAATTATCCTGAAAAGAAAAGAATGCAATACGTGAAAAGATACTATGATGCTATCTCCACGCACAAGATTAATATTCCCACCCCAGTGATGGCAGGTGTGAGAACTCCCATACGTCAGTTTGCCAGCTGTGTGCTGGTGGACTCAGATGACACACTCACTTCCATATTCAGCAGTGACATGGCCATTGGATACTATGTGGCACGTCGTGCAGGCATCGGTATCAATGCTGGCCGTATCAGAGGCATCAATTCCAAAATCAGAGGAGGTGAAGTACAGCACACAGGAGTGATTCCATTCCTTAAGAAATTTGAAAGCACAGTGAGATGTTGCACACAGAATGGTGTGAGAGGTGGCAATGCCACTGTACACTTCCCCTTATGGCATTCAGAAATTGAAGACATCTTAGTATTAAAAAACAACAAAGGCACTGAAGATAATCGTGTGCGAAGAATGGATTACAGCATACAAATATCCAAATTGTTCTATGAAAGATTCATCAATGACGAAGAGATCACTCTGTTCTCGCCACACGAAGTGCCTGGACTCTATGACGCATTTGGCACAGACACATTTGATGACCTATATCTAAAATATGAAGCAGACAAAAAAATTCCCAAGAAAACCATTGGTGCTCAAGAGTTGTTTTTTGATCTATTGAAAGAACGAGCAGAAACAGGTAGAATCTACATAATGAATATTGATCACGTGAACAGTCACTCATCATTCAAAGACAGAGTCAGCATGAGTAACCTTTGTCAAGAAATCACATTGCCCACCACTCCTATTCAACACATTGATGATGAAAAAGGTGAAATAGCATTGTGCATATTGAGTGCTATCAATGTGGGCATAATCAATGATTTGGATGAATTGGAACCCTTGTGTGATCTAGCAGTGAGAGCATTGGAAGAGATCATAGACTATCAACAGTATCCTGTGAAAGCCGCAGAGCTGTCCACCAAAGCTAGACGTTCACTGGGCATAGGTTATATTGGATTGGCACACTATCTGGCCAAACAGGAAGTGAAATATCATCACAAAGCCTCTTGGGAGGCAGTGGACAAACTCACCGAAGCATTTCAATTCTATCTATTGAAAGCCAGCAATCAATTGGCACAAGAGCGAGGTGCTTGTGCTTTATTCAACAGAACCAAATATGCAGATGGACTGTTGCCCATAGACACCTACAAGAAAGAAGTGGATGAAATTGTGCCACACAAAACCAGAATGGCCTGGGAAACATTGAGAAAAGACATCAAACAGTATGGACTGAGACACAGCACTCTGTCAGCACAGATGCCATCAGAAAGCAGTTCTGTGGTGAGCAATGCCACCAATGGTATTGAACCTCCCCGAGCACTGTTGAGCATCAAAAAAAGTAAAAAAGGTCCACTCAAACAAGTGATACCAGGATACCCTAAGTTAAAAAATTCATACACACTGCTGTGGGACATGCCCAGCAACGATGGATATATCAAAATTGTGGCCATGATGCAGAAATATTTTGATCAAGCCATATCCGGCAACTGGAGTTACAATCCATTAAATTATGATAATAATGAAGTGCCGCTGAGTGTGATGGCTGGTGACATGTTGAATGCCTACAAATATGGCTGGAAAACTTCATATTACCAAAACACTTACGACTTCAAAGGTGATGAAGAAGATCTACAACCATCAGGCATTGATCCCATTGATACCAAAGATGGATCAGAGGACTTGACATTGCCGGAACTAGATGCTAAAATAAAATCAGCATCCACAGACACAACCGACTGTGATGCCTGCGCTATATAACAATAAATAAGACCTATGAGCAAAACCATATTCAATAGAAACGAAGTGGATTGGAGCAAAGAACCCATGTTCTTTGGAGAAGATCTGTCTGTGCAAAGATATGATGTGTTCAAATATCCACAGTTTGACAAACTCAATCAAACCATGTTGGGTTACTTTTGGAGACCCGAGGAAGTGTCACTGCAGAAAGATCGTTCAGACTATGCCAACTTCCGTCCCGAACAGAAACACATATTCACAAGCAATTTAAAATACCAAACACTGTTGGATTCTGTGCAAGGCAGAGGTCCCAGTTTAAATTTTTTACCTTACTGTTCCAATCCAGAACTGGAAGGTTGTATTGTGACTTGGGATTTTTTTGAAACCATACACAGCAGAGCCTACACACACATCATGAAGAATGTGTATGCTGATCCATCTGAAGTGTTTAATACCATATTGAATGACAAGGAGATTACCAAGAGAGCAGTATCAGTCACTGAGAACTATGACAAGTTTGGTGATCTTGCACTGCAATACACCGTGAACAAAAAAGGCACTGAGGAAGAATTAAAAAGACAATTGTATTTGGCCATGGTGAATGTGAATTTATTGGAAGGTCTAAGATTCTATGTATCATTTGCCTGCACATTTGCATTTGGAGAATTGAAACTGATGGAAGGATCTGCCAAGATACTTTCATTGATTGCCCGTGATGAAGCCACACATTTGAATCTGACCACCCATGTGATCAAAGCATGGCAAAAAGGTGATGACCGAGACATTCTAAAAATAATCAAACAGGAAGATAAGACAGTGATTGAAATGTTTAAAAAATGCGTGGAAGAAGAAAAGGCTTGGGCAAGACACTTGTTTAGAGATGGTAGTATTATTGGTTTGAATGAGAGATTGCTGGGACAATATGTGGAACACATTGCCAACAAAAGATTGAAAGCATTGGGCTATGATGCTGAATTTGATACTCCAGCCACACAAAATCCTCTGCCTTGGACTTCACATTGGTTGAGCAGCAAGGGTGAGCAGATAGCTCCTCAGCAGACACAAATTACAAGCTATATAGTAGGTGGTATCAAACAAGATATCAAAAAAGAGACGTTTTCTAAATTTAAATTATAAGATAGTACACGAGTTCGGATAAATATAAATGTATGTCATACATTTATAAAATTACTAACACCGTCAATAACAAATCTTACATTGGATACACTAAAGATCCTGAAAAAAGATGGAAAGGGCATCAATTTGGAGCAGGATCATTGTTGATATATCAAGCCATTAAAAAATACGGTATAAATTGTTTTAAATTTGAAGTTATTGCCAATGAAACTGTTGACAAAGAAGATGAATATATTGTAAAATATAATACCATAGCACCCAGCGGTTACAACATAACCAAAGGTGGAAGTTTGCCTCCAAATCATAAAGGCAAAACATATAAAGAAATTTACGGACGCAGATGGAAAGAACAAGTAGAAAAAAGAACAAAATTGCAATTAGAGAGAGGAGGATATGGTCCAGTGACACATACAAAAGCAACTAAAAAGAAAATAAGTGCAGCAGTGTCTGGAAAAAATAATCCAATGTATGGCAAAAAACAATCAGAAAAAACAAAAAAACTTATAGGTCAAGCCAATCAAGGTAGATTATTAGGAGTAAAAAATCCTAATTCAAAAAAATGGATATTAGTTTCTCCCAAAGGTAAAAAATATGAAACTGTTGGAAATTTAAAAGGAAAATGCAAAGAACTTGGATTAAGTTTTGCCACGATACACGCAAGCCACAGATATAATAGACCAATGAGATCAGGATGGAAAATATTACAAAAATAACAGACGCTTGTCTTCCAAATATCAATGATCTTGAGTTCAAAAATATTCAATCAATATTGGGTTGTTTGAATGCTGTATCATTAAACATTGATCCTAAACCTCATGCTCTGCCAAATAAATGTCATGCCAATGTTGAAAGACAAGTGCAATGGTATGGTGGTGAAAAAGTACAAGGCTATTACATAGCAGTGAGTGAATCTACAAACAAATGGACTGCTATCAAACACAGTGTATGGAAAAAAGACCATGAGTTGATTGATGTGACTCCAGTGCAGGATGAAAGAACCAAAAATATTTTTGTATGGGGCAGTGATCAATTACATACCTCTGTGTATTTTGATGGTGTTATTTTGCACAAAGATGACACTTTGGTTTTGGAACAAGTGTCTGCCTAATCTTAAAACACAATGACAACACACCATTAAATAGTGTATATTACAAGCATGTCTGGATCAACCAAAACCATAGTGTGGAGCAAAATACAATGTCCTTATTGTGACATGGCCAAATCTTTGCTGAAATCCAAAGAAATTTTTTTCGAAGAAAGAGTGATAGGTGTGAATTGGTCCAGAGAACAACTGCTGGAAGCCTTACCACAAGCAAGAACAATGCCACAAATCATATTGAACGGTGAATACATTGGAGGATATGAACAGCTCAAAGCACATTTCAACCAAGGAAAAAATGAATAGTTTTATGAAAGAATTGAACACCACTGATGTGTTCACAATCAAATTGGTCAGCAAAGAAGAATTGGTTACTAGAATCACAGAATTCAACGACACAGAAGTGTGTGTGCGTAAACCCATGTGCATGATACAAACGCAGAATGGAGTGGGCATGATGCCTTGGGCACTCACAGCAGGTTCACACGAACATTGGATCAACACACAGCATATTTTGACCATATCACCCAGCAACAAAGAAATAGGCAGCAGTTATATTCAAAGCACCACAGGATTGACCATATGAGCAAGCGATTGATATTGTGTGATGTGGATGGCGTGCTGTTGCATTGGGAACAGGCTTTTGACGCTTGGATGAAACGTCAAGGCTATCAAAAACAAAAAGAAGGCAGTTACAAAGTGGAAGAACACTATGACTTGGACAAATCGGCCTGTGCTCTGCTGATACAAATATTCAACGAGAGTGCTGCTATGCGATATTTGGATCCCATTGATGGAGCCAGTCACTATTTGAATCTGTTGCACGAAGCAGGCTATACCATTAGATTGATTACCAGCCAAACACTGGAGCCCATGGCTCACAAAGCACGTGAAGACAATCTACGTGATAAATTTGGTTTGATATTCAACACCGTAATATTTTTAGACACAGGCAGCGATAAAGATGAAGTGTTGGCTACCCAATCTGCAGGCAGTTTTTGGATCGAAGACAAACCAGTGAATGCCTTGGCAGGATTGAAGGCAGGCATGATACCCATACTGTTCACTCAACCACACAATAGAGATTTCAAACACAAAGATGTTGTCAGATGCGACACGTGGAAAGACATATACCAATTTATTTCCACTTACCAAAATTAGCATTTGGCAAACTATCTGATTGATTTGAATCAAATGAACCGATATACTAGTGGGGAGTTTAACCAACTCATTATGATATCATAACCAAAAAGGAGAAAACATAATGCCTACACACGATGAAATAGTACAAGCATTTGAATCGTACAAAGTAGAGTCTGAAGCTTTTGAAACCAAAGGCGTAAAGGCTGCGGCTGCTAGAGCAAGAAAAGCTCTAGGGATTCTTTCCAAAGCTTCTAAAACAAGAAGAAAAGAAATCCAAGAAAAAAAGAACGCGATGTAATTCGAACCAATAGGGCTCCGTAAAAAGAGCCCTATTACACAGTTTCCCCCAATTATACGGAATTTTACATAAATAAACTCATACTAACAATAAACAAGAAGCATAATGAATCAAGGTAAAGTTAAGTGGTACAACGCCGCTAAAGGTTACGGTTTTATCACTCCAGACGATGGCAGCAAAGATGTGTTCGTGCATGCATCTGCTCTAAGAAGTGCCCAGTTGGAGAGCATCACAGAAGGTCAAGCAATCAGTTATGAATTGGTTGAATCTCGTGGAAGAACCGCTGCTGGCAATCTAAGACTGATATAATTCCCACATAGATCCAAAACACATCTGTGACTCAATACAATCATCTATTGACTTTTGGTCGAAACAACTAAATAAAATAATGATATATCATAAACATCATATAATACCTAGACACTTAGGTGGTACTGATGAAATATCTAATCTTATAAAATTAACTCCTAATCAACACGCAGAAGCTCATCTTAAATTATGGAAGAAATACGGCAGATGGCAGGATTACTGTGCTTGGCAAGGATTAGCTAAATTATCAAAAGGAAAGGAACACTATAAATTACTAATGACACAAAGAAATAAAGCAAGTTGGGCTGATCCTAAAATTAGAGCCAAAAGAATCAAAGGAATAAAGGAATCATTAATAAAAAGAAAAAACTCTCCTACTTACGCAAATAGAAAATGGTATGAAATCGAAACACCTACTAAAGAAATATTAAAAGTACATGGTCTTAAAAATTGGTGTGAACAAAACAAATTAAATCATAATACATTTTGGAAAAGATGCATAGCAGATAAAGCAGTTTATCTAGGATATAAAGCGAAAAAGGTTGAC